GATGAATAACCCATTTAAAGACTTAGTAGACCACGTCAGCCACGTTGTAGACAGTGTGGCTGAGGTTGCAGAGGAAGTGGTAGAACATCCAGTTGAAGCTGTTATTGATATTATCGATGTAGTTTCTTAAGCAAGTATTTCTTCACGCTCACGGTTAGCGCGGAGTATGCAGTAGCGCTGATGCAGCCGTACCAAAATAGAGCGTCTACGTTTACCGTGACGCTCTGACTCAATCATCCCCTGTAATTCATCTTCTGTGTAATTATTCAAATTAAAGAAGATGTCGCGCCATGTTAAGTTGTTCATTTTAATTCCTCTAAGGCAATATCTGAAATTGCGCGTTTGTCATGCAGACTTGCGAATATGCGCTCGTCTACGGTTTTGTCTGTTAGCAGTACATAGCAATATACCGCATTCTTTTGTCCACTACGGTGCAACCGCCCAATGGTCTGCTCATATCTATCAAGTGACCAAGGAAGCGACAAGAACACCATTTTACTGCCGCCAAATTGAAGGTTTAGCCCATGCCCTGCTGACTTAGGGTGAACGAGCAGTAATTCTACCCGTCCCGCGTTCCACGATGAGATAACACCTTGCTGGTCAATTGTCCGCGCATTAGGGTATCGGCGTTTAAGTTCTTCAAGCTCTGCTTGAAAGTTGTACACAATAATCGTATTGGCGTGTTGGTTCTCCTCAAGTATTTCGTCTAGTCGGTCAAACTTGTGGCGCGAGAACCATGCGGTAGGGTGTCCTTCAAGATAAGAAAACCCGCTGGCCATTTGTTGCAGTTTGTTCACCACCACAGCGGCGTTAACCGCTATGATTTCTTTTTCTTCGTAATACACCACAAAGTCTTTCTTCATCTCTTTGTACTGCTTCATGTCCATCGCGCATTTGACTGGCACAACGTTAAGCGGGGGCAAAGTATCCATATACTCTTGCGTGTCGATAAGATACGTTGCAGGCTTAATTTCCATCATCACGTCACGCAGTGAAGTGGACTTGGCTACCCACTCACCAAAGTCTTTGTTGAGCAGTACAAAATACTTTTGAAGAAACGCTGTCTTGGATTTTCCAAGAAGCGACGCGTCTACTATCTTGCATTGCCCAAACACGTCCTCAAGTCCGTTGCTGGTAAACGAGCCGGTAAGCCCCCACTTAACTTTAAAGTCCTTAATTAACCCAAATAGCGCTTTAAAACGTTTGCCTGATGGGTTCTTTAGCACCGTCAACTCGTCAAACACAATACCGTCAAAGCCTACCAGTGGAGGCGTTGTTTGCAGCGTATCGTAATTAGTCACCACTACCTGCGTTGGTTTGTTGAACGCTATCAACCGCTGCGCGTAAGAGCCAACGGCTATAGATACTGTCAGACTTGGCGCCCACTTGGCCGGCTCTATCGTCCACACGTCCGTGCAGACACGCTTTGGCGCTATCACTAAGAACCGGCGTACTCTGCCCGTGTCGAGCGCTTGCTGCATGGCGGTTAGCGTTATCGCTGTTTTGCCTGCCCCCACTGGGGCGAGAATCATGCCCTTGTCTATTTGGCTCAAAAAGGCAACAGCTTCTATCTGATTGGGTCTTAGCATTGATAAATTTCCATCTTAAATACGCCGTTTGTGGGTGGTCTGCCATCATTGGGATGGTGCAGCAGGGGGTATAGCATATCCATACCCCATTCATCGTTTTGAGCTTTGGCTTCATCTATCCCGCCAAGGCAGCACAATGTCGCTTACCTTCAGGGGGATAAACGGTACCGTATCTAGCCATTTAAGCAAATTCATGTAGTTTTCCATATCTTCGCCACGAAGGCCTTTAATGGTTGGGTCTTGGTCTACTGGGTAACTTTTAAACGCATACATTAGAAATTCTCCAATTTGATTAGTCTGTCTAAATACCATCTTGCTTTGCGTAAATCTTCAACACCGCCTTTTTCTCTAAAGCGCCATTGATACTTAAAAACATTACCGCGCAAATACCCTCTGAATTCATCTTGCGTAAGCATAGCTTCCATCGCGTCAATGCACTGCATCTTGTCGCCTTGATAATGCGCTGGCGCGTTTACACTATCGCTCTCATGTACACTGTCACCTCTTAACATAGCGTCATCTCCCAACGTTTAGGCACTAAATAGTGCGTTCTTAGAAATTCCATAAAATGCTCATTACGTCGCCTGCCCATTGGGCGTTTAGGTTTGCTTCTGGTTTCTTCGTCACGTTGTTTTTTAGCCATCAATTTAGCGCAGTTTGCTTCTAATAAACTTTTACGAAAATACGCGCGAGAGTATCCATTTTCTATTCGACGAATAAACGGTTCTCCGCGCATGAGCGCAGACACGCTAGGGTAGCGCAAATCGTTTTCGTCGCAAAAGTCAATCATGGTCATTTCATCTTCGCCTGCTTTAATAACCTTGATGTTATTAATGCTTAGGTTGCACGGGTTGCCGTCTAAATACTCTACCGCGTCAGTATGTTCGGGATACCATCCATAAGCTAAAAACACGGCAATTTTCCACGCTAGAAAGTAGGAGTGCATACCGCTTTTCTTGACGTTAATGGTGGCGTTTTTGTTTTTCCAACTAAGCGCGGCAGGTGTGTTCGCACCGCCTTTGTAAAAGTGACCTGTTGTGCTGTTGTATCGTATCGCGCTTCTTATAATCTCTAAATCTTTATCTTTCATTTCCACTTACCACGTCAAAAAATCGTAATCTGTCGTTCATTGATAGGTTGTTTAGTGCTTTGTATAGCTTGCGCGTTTCGCCGTTGTGCTGACGTACCAAGCGCCGGCATCTAGCACGAAAGCGTTGCTCGTTAAGCTCGTTAATTAAGCCAAGCGTAAACACTTCGCTAGTAAATCTGTCTTTTAAAAAAGGGCTAAGCCCTATAAATATTTGTGAAATGTTCATCTTTGGTGCCGTATATCGTTAAAAATGGGTCTTCGTTCTTTGCAGCGGTCACACTCGCGGTAACCAAGGCTATTATATATGCGCCAATGGTCATGTTTACAGTCAACCGTTGTTGGCGCAGGTGTCACTGGTGATACGGGTTTTACTAATGACATAGCCATAACCCCGTTAAAAATAGTACGCCAATGTAAAACATGAGCGCTGCAAAGTCATCAATTTGCATTACCCTTCCTCCAGTGCGCGAAGCATTAACTTCAATTGCTCGATTTCTTTAAGGAGTTGAAGTTTAATTTTCTTCAACTCTTTTTTGTTTTTCTGCGCCATTGTCAGGCGCTTATATAATTCTTCTTTACTCATTTTGCTACCATCTCCCCACGGATGTTACGTTCCATTTCGTACACTGAATAGATGCGCCCATCGTGAATAATAAATTCGCCGATGGTCGTTTTGGTAATTTCGTAATAATGTCTGTGTGTTGCGTAAATTGTTAACGTTGACGCAACAGCGCCGATTAGAAACGCGCCAATGGCTATGTATAAAAGTTCATCTTTCATTTTTTCTTTCCTTTGATTAGCGCTTTAATTTCATCTAAATCGGTAACGCGCCACAAGAATGAGGGTGCGCCTGCTTCGGAGAAACGTTTACTGCCGATTGGGAACACGCCTGACCGGCGAATATGGTAATCCATGCCAGAGCGACTGATTTTATATTGCTCACAGTATTTTTTTATCGTTGTTTCAGTCATTGTCTGCCCCATTTACAGGCTTTTCAATTGATACCAAATCTTTTCGCCCAAGCATCAAATTATCTTCAGTTACCCAAAATAAAGCTACTTTTGCTATTGCAGTGTTTTCTGGGGCTTCAGCCCAATCTATACTCAAAGGCTCACGTTTTAAAGCACGCTCTGCCGCTGCATACCCCCGTTGATACATTTCGCGTGCCGTCTGCGGTGGTTGTTTTTCGTTCCATTTATGGAGCATTTCCAACATAGAACATGGCCATTCAACATTTACTTCTTCTTCAATAATTAAAAGTATTTCTTTAAGTTGTTCTTTTGTTAATAAACTCATTGTACTGTCCCCGTTGCACTAGCATTGCAAATTGCGCCAATAATGCGCGTCGGGCGTTTAAATAATTGATATGCGCCTACTGCAAAGTTATATTCTTCCTTTGCGTTGTTGCACGCTTGCATTGTGTCGTATGGTATTGCAACGCTTGTGTACGCGATTACCTCATGCGTGGTTGTTTTGCCGCGCTTGTCGATGTTGGTATCGACAGTAAGGAAGCTCAAAGTAAGTAGTAAAGTTGCGCTCATTTTAAAACCCTCCTAAAAGTCTTGCCCAGTCTTGGCGTTCACGTTCTTGGTAAGTGTTATACGCAACCATCACTGCATTGGGTTTACCTGAGCCGTCATCGCCTCCTATTACATAAGAAACACCTTTTAAGTCTTTTGGTAAATTTTGACTTAGCCCGTTTTGGTAATGTGGAAGTTGATTTTTCATCTCATCACCTGCTTCATAATTTTGCGTAAACGTGTAATTTCAGTTAGCGCATTGAGATGCAAGCGCGTCATAACTAAGAAACAAAATAGCATAATAAGGTATGCTAGATTTGATTCATCAAGGTAGTGTAAAAATTCAATCATTATTTTCTCTCCAGTTGTTAATGTCTTCTTTGCTCCAAAGACAAGCGTACTTTTGATTAAGTTTGCCCATGTCTGATGCAAAAACTTTTTGCAGTGCTGACAGCTTGCCACCTGCGGTTTTAAGCTCAATAAACCATGTACTGCCATTAGGTAAACACACGATTCTATCTGCCACTCCCCGACAAGCAGGGGAGGTGAACTTATACGATTTGCCGTCCATTTCTTTGACGACTTTTATTAAGTATTTTTCAATGTCTTTTTCTAACATGGCTAAAGTTTATCATTGCAAACTTTTCTTTGCAAACTTTTTTTGATATACTGCAA